GTAAGGGGGGCTTGCTAATATTGACATGAGAACTCGCACATTGCTTACTAGTCAGGGCGCGATTGCATCGCGTGAGTACGCGTGGGACAAGACGTCCGAACCCTACCGGGAATCGGATGTGCTGCACCCCTACGACACTCAACCTTCGTATTATGAGTGGACCGTGCCGCTGTCATGGCCGAAATATAAATCGGTCATGCAGGACGACACTGGCACCGGCGGAATCTTCCGACCGTGCATCCATACTACAGAAACGAATGACTTCGATGCTCCGTTCATTCGTCACCGGTACTTTAGAGGGTATGGCGGAACAGCCTACCTTCAGGGTATCCAGGGGACGGTGATCACGGGGCTCGTTGGATCTAGTTTGCCGTTTGATGCTCCAGACTGGCAGGCGCTCGCTGATGAAGCGTTGCGCGCCATGTCTCCCACCAGCAATGATGGGATAAGCTTTATCAACTCTTTGATTGAGCTGAAGGACCTTAAACGCATGAATCCGGTCCCGAGTTTGCTATCACTACGGAAGAAGCATCCGACTCTTCGCCAGCTTGCTGGCAATAAGAAGTTGCGGAGACGTTTCTATCGTAGCACAGTGAAGCGTCTAAACAACGCTTTTCTGAACGCGAACTTGGGTATCGTGCCGACGGTTTTAGACGCCGTCCGTATTCATGATTCCTTGGTAAGCCTAACTGAGAGGTTAGGTGCGCTAAGACGAGGGGCTAACCGTAGGCAGCAGCGCCATTATACGCGTGTTCTTACACGTAATGATGGTACCGCCTATCGGAATAGCTGGCAGACGAGTACGGCAGTTACACCCGGGTGGGTGCATCCAGTCCGTGCCGATCTGCTCGGTGGGGGTTTCCGGCCAAACATATCTCTTTTCAAGAGGTATCGATGGACGGACCGGCCCACCTATCATGCGACGATGAGGTTCACATACACCTTGCCGCCACTGGGAGACTTCATGACAAAGGCGCTGTATTTCCTAGATAATTTTGGGATTCGTTTTGATCCTTCGGTTGTCTGGAATGCTTTGCCTTTTACTTTCCTCGTTGATTACATAGTCGACGTGGGAGGGTGGTTGGGGCAGTTTGCCCGCAACAATCTCCCTATCAATATTAACCTTCAAGAGTTCTGTCATTCAGTCTCATGGAGGAAGGAGTTCGAGTTATGGATTCAGTATCCTGACGACCCGCACCCATCGTTTAGTACCCAAACCTACATTAATAGGTTTGGGCCGCCAAACGGGCGTGGGGCGTCCCTCGTTTATCGAGGAACCCGAAAGTCCTACACACGTCTAGTGACCAACCCTGGTCACTCTACTGAAGACGTCCAGATCAAGTCCCCGACACTTCGGCAGCTGTCTATTGCAGGCAGCTTGCTAGGAGCCAGGGGGCTTGGTGACAAGACACGGTGGAGAGCGAGATGAGGGCTAAGAGTGCCCAACATATCGACCCACTGAACCTTACGTCGCTCGCGCAACATTGCCCCCCCATTGAGGAGGGGGAACATCAATCATGTGCGATTACTCGGCGTAACTCACTACACCTAAACAACTAACACGAAAGGTACAACCATGCTATCCGCAGACCTAACGCTCACTGCTAATCGCAGTGCGCAAACATTGCCAGGATCCACCGCCTCAACGGTATTCGCTCAAATAACGAGTATCGGAGAGAAGGTGGTCCGCCGAGTCGCTGCCACAGCTGCTACCACGCCTGAGACCCTAGAAATAGGGCATCAGATCATTGGGAACGGCTACAACAAGCGGCTTCGTACTATGTTGAAATACACCCGTGTGTACAATAACACGGATATCGCAGACACTGGCGGGGTCACCCCCGCCTTCACGGTGCACCAGGTAATCGACCGGCCGGTTCAATCCGGCGGTGCGGTTACTGAAGCACATGTGAAGGATGCGATTGGCTATCTGATGGACGTAATCTTACAGTCCGGTCATTTGGCCAAGATTCTCAACCAGGAAGCATAACGGCTTCCACTCCTCTTAAGGTGGATGGCGAGTCGCAAGACAAGCCGCCGCACGAAATGAGGAGAGCTGGCGTGTTCTAGGATAAAACCTAGGGTATGGGATATGCATGCATGAAAGGCCTGGATTTACCAGTAGCAACAAATATGTAACTATGATAAATGAAAAGCCAACGGACTCCGAACAAGAGTTCTATGTCCGTCTTCTACGTGCCATGTCTCATGATGTGGCTAATAACGCCTGTGCCAATATAGCATGGGAGCTCGAACGCGACATTCAAGAAATTGAACATCGTGTTTCCTCCGAAGGGATGAGTTTTCTCACGAAGACTCTCCCAGCCTTTGGCAAAGCCATTGACACGGCTTTGTCCAAAGGTACTCCTCTCTCTGTTCCGGGGTTTGAGAAAATCCCGGGAACCGTTATACCCCGATTCCTCGGGGCGCTAACCAGAGAGGTGTTCCATGCTTGCGGCCGTGAACGCAGTGATGCGTCCACGGGGTCTGTTAGTGCATTGCGACAGTTCTGCTACTTGTTCTACAAGTTACAGATACCGTATGAAGACGAGCAAAATAGGGCGGTCATTGACCGCTTCATTACGACTGACGAGATCGTGGGCTCTTATACCCTCGATTCTTTGTCGGGTCACCAGCAGTGGGTTCTCAATTATGCTAAGAATTGCATCTCTGCAGTTCTCGGTACGTTGGACCCACTCGATGTCGCGAACGTCCCCAGGCATGGCCCAGGGGCGGTTGCGACCGGTGAAAAGGGATTGATGAAAGGACAGTTCAAAAGGTTCTACACGGAGTTAAATGCCGTGTTCCCCTATGAGCGGTACTTTTATTTCAATCTCACTCACTTCTGTGACGACTTACAGTCGTTCATGCGCCTCAAAGAGTTTGAAGGCGGCACCGCGAAAGTGGTGCTCGTCCCCAAAGACTCTAGAGGGCCTCGTCTTATATCTTGCGAACCTCTCGAACTACAGTGGATCCAACAGGGTCTACTGCATTTGATGGTACCTCACATCGAGCGCCACCCCCTTACAAGGGGGATGGTGAACTTTGCTGATCAGACCATCAATAGAGAGCTTGCGCGCGAGTCGTCGAAAGACGGTACGCGTGTTACGCTTGACATGAAAGATGCGAGTGATAGGGTGAGCGTCGCCTTAATACAGCGACTGTTCCCCTCCACTTGGGTGCGTGCTTTAATGGCATGCAGATCCAAGTCCACCCGTCTTCCAGACGGCCGGGTGCTCAATCTAAACAAGTTTGCTCCGATGGGATCAGCAGTTTGCTTTCCCGTAGAAGCGCTTGTATTTTGGGCACTTTCTGTTGCTAGCATCGTACACAAACGGAATGTCACGGGTAGAATGGTTCCAACCGTTCGATCCTGCGATGTGTATGTGTACGGCGACGATATCATTTGCAACTTGGAAGACCACCAAGTTGTGATGCAGACGCTTGAATCTTTTGGACTACTGTTCAATCGAGACAAGTGCTGCACTAGCGGCTCCTTCAGGGAGTCTTGTGGCATGGACGCCTTTAAGGGCGAAGATGTCACACCGTTAAAAATACGGACTAGATGGGATTGTCGCTTAGTTGGTACGTCATATCCGAGCTGGGTCTCCTACCACAATTGGATGATTCAGAGAGGCTACGAGAATGTGGCTACGTTTCTACGCGAGGAAATCTCGCGAGTGAAGCCGACGCCGTTCACCGAAAGGATGAGCGACGTAGTCAGTTTCGTATGCCCCCGTGAAATGGCGATCAGCCTCAATCGTGAGTCCGGACATGAGATGCGCTTTTGCAGGCGCACTCACCGGCTCATGGTTCAAGGGTTGGTCGTCCGCAGCCGCCTAAGAAAGGCCGCTGCTCCGGGTTGGGCAGAGCTAACGCGAAGAAATTCGCTGAAGGCGCTACGCGCTATCGTTGAAAAACAAGGTGAAGACCTTGAAGATCGCGATGCTCTGTCTGGCTCCTTAAGTAGGCTATCCGTCGAGCTTGCAAAGCTTAAAATGCTGAGCGGTTTCGACTTCCTGCCTAAAATACG